TCCCGCCTCTCCATTGATCGCCTCGTCCTTCTCCTTTTCCTTGGACATGTATGCCGCGAGGAGCATCGGGTTCTCCTGCAGCTTCTGCAGTGTGGCCTTGATGACGGTTTCCTCGTCGGTCGGCTCGTGAGCGGCCTCTTGGAGTAGGAGGAGCGCGTCGCAGTCGAGGGCCTTGGCGATGGCGTCGATCTCCTCGGTGTTGAAGCAGCGTTCTCCGCGCTGTTTCGCGTAGTAGGAGTTGCGCCCTATGCCTGTCTTCTTGCAGAGCTCGTCTATTGTCATTCTTCTGTCGCGTCGCTTCTGCTCGATTGTCTCTGTGACTCTTCGAGTGAAGTCTGAATCATATTTGCTCATACTTACATTGTACCGTTTTTCGGTACTTTCGCAACACACGTACCGAATCCGGTTGCAGAAACGTACCGGATACGGTACGATGTGAAGCATGGAGAAAAACACAGACCTTTCCGAGACGTCGGTCAGACTGATTCGAGCGGTGCGCGCCGAAGCCGCAAGAGCCGGAGTCGCCACACCGGAACTCGCCAAACGAATCGGACGTGACCGCAAATTCTTATACGACCGCTTCGCCATGAAGCTCCCGTTCAACACAAACGACCTGACCGACATCGCAAAAGCGCTTGGCATCACGGTCGAAGACATCATCAAATCGGCCAGCCTCGAAGCCCAACGACAGAAACAGGAGAAGACGGCATGAGCCAGTTGCTTAACCCGCCGAAACCGCCGACGCTCCACGAGACCGGATGCCTGCTGCTCGCATCAAGCGGCTTCTACATCCGTCTCCATGAGGATGGCAGCGCCAGTCTCGTGGACGGCATCCAAGACGTCACCCTCGCGGACTTCACGTCAGCGGAAATCGAAGGCATCGCCTACCAGCTCAACCGCAAGGTGGGAAACACAAGATGAGCTGGATGGACGACGGCGGATTCGAGATGCAGGCATTCACCGCCCAGGACGGCAGGCCGATGGCCCGAATGAGCTTCCGCACATCGACCGGCCAATACTACTTCAACCTCACCAAGACCGAGGTGCAACGCGTCAGACGCGAATGCGGGCGAATCCTCAAGGAAATGGAGGCAGACAAATGACAGACCAGGACAGCAAGCCCGAAGCCAGGAATCCGAACTACACGTTACGCCGCATCAAGACCCTGCTCGCCGTCATCGGATTCGTGAGCAGCGTGACCCTGCTCTTCACGTGGCGTACAACCGACTCGCAGGCCGCGACCATCCTTGTGAGCGTCGTCTACATTCTGACCGGCCTATGGCTGATCGTGCGGTTCGCCCCACGCGACTAAGACTTCCCACCAGCCGACAGTCCAACGAAACAAACCAAATTAGGGATGTTTTCGCGGATATCCACGTTCACCATGTCGGCTGGCGGAAACCATAACTGAATATCGACAAACAACAACAAATCCGCCACGGCGTTTACATACACACTTCTGTCGTGGCTTCGGCTGGGCGACGGTTCGCCCGTCCACGGATTCCAATCCTCTTCTCTCTAACTATCAAGAAGCAGGCATTCCGGTGCTTGCAGACCCTTCAAGTCCGACTGACGGCTTCCATCGCCGTCGGCCACGCCACCGACCGCGAACACGTTCAGGTCTGTGTTCCAACAGTCAAAGGGGCGCTAGGAATCCAAGGACGGCATCGGTTCGACTCCAATGCCAGCCACTCAGCCCCATCCACTCGTCAGGGTGGGGCCTACAACGCCAAACAAGCAAAGGAATAAAGCCTATGAGCAATGAAATCCAGCGATTCGAGTTCAAGGGCGCATCATTACGCGCCCTGACCGACGAAGCGGGGGAGCCTTGGTTCGTCGCCAAGGACGCATGTGACATCCTCGGCAATGACACAAATCATCTCCGCGAGGCTCTTGATGATGACGAAATCACAAACCTCCGTAATTCGGAGGTTTGGAATCAGCCAGGGCGTGCGCCTCTCATCATCTCTGAGCCCGGCCTGTACAAGCTCATCATGCGTTCGCGGAAGCCGGAGGCGAAGGAGTTCCAACGTTGGGTGACACATGAGGTGCTTCCGCAGATCCGCAGGACAGGCGGCTATATTCCCACCACGGACGCGGATGATGACATAACCATCCTGGCGAAGGCCGTGATGATCGGCCAACGCACCATGGAGGAGCAGAAGCGTCGCATTGCCGAGCAGCAGTCGCGCATCGTTGAACTCGAACCGAAAGCCCTGTTCGCCGACGCGGTGGCCGCGTCCGACGGCACGTGCCTGGTGGGCGAATTGGCGAAGATGCTGCGCCAGAATGGTCTGAACATCGGCCAGAATCGGCTTTTTCAGCTTCTTCGCGATGATGGGTTCTTCGGCAAGTCCGGCTCGAACCGCAACGTGCCGACCCAGAAGGCGATGGACCTCGGCCTGTTCCGCATCAAGGAGACGGCGGTGACACATTCGGACGGCCACGTGACCATCAGCCGCACACCAAAGGTCACAGGCAAGGGACAGCGCTATTTCATCGCCCGCTACTGCCCGAAGAAGCCGAATGACTGACCTGCTTCGGCCGGAGGAGTTCGCGGCCATGATCGGCTTGAGTCCACGAACCCTCGCCAACTGGCGGAGCAATGGCAGGGGGCCGAAGTATCTGAAGCTTGGCCCTGAACCACCAGCTGGCAAGCAGGACAGGCGCCCGGTGCTTTACGAGCGTGACGTGGCCGAGCGTTGGGCTACAGCACACCAGTACACGAGGACGGTGGCGAGATGAAAAACGGAATGTTCGTTCCGGCGACACAGTGCAAAAGCCATCCAGACGTCAAAAGCGATGGGAAGGCACGCGTCGACACCGGCAAGCCGACCCTCACGCAGCGGGGAATCGACGTGGACGCTTTCATCCGCAAAAACAGGCGATTGATCGAAAGACTCAGGAAAGGAACACAGTGAAACACGAATACACAGCCGACGAGCTCGCCGAACTGAGAAAAATCTACGACGAGTCAGGCGAAGCCGGTCTCGAACTCGACGAAATGCGGGCGTTGCGCAAGGCCGGACTCCTCACGAATGGCCTTCCGTCGAAACCGGAAGCGCCGTCGAAACGAGACTTAATCCTCGCGCACTGCAGGAAACGCATCGACCAAGGCCAAACGTTTGACGGCAAGGAAACCGCCGAAGCGCTTGGCATGAGCCAGAAAACGGTCGGCAACATTCTCGGCCAACTCCGCAAGGAAGGACTATTGCCGGCCTACGACAAGCGTTCACCACGCAAGACAACACGGAAAACAACCACAACCGGAAAGAAGAAAGAAACCATGACCACCACATCGAAAATCACAGCGGACAACGTCACCGAATCGAAAATCGCAGCAACCGACATCATCACAGCGAAACTCCCCACTGCGGAGATGGCACCGGAAAAAGAGCGCGAGCATACACGCGCCGCCATCACGGACGCGCTGGTCTACATCTACGACGCCATCAGCGCTCTGCAGAAAACCGCGTTCCAGACCAACGACAAAGTCGTCTACGGATTCGCCACGAAACTCCTCAACGGCGAACTCATGGACTTGAAAGCCAACTACTCGAAGGACGTGGCGAAATGAGACTCAATTTCATCAGCAAGGATGGCGTTTTCACCGTCAAAGCCGAAAGCGAAGAGGAAAAAACCGCGCTCAAAACGTCGGCACCTGCCATCTGCAATCTCATCATCGATTTTTTTAACGGTGAAGTCCAGGAAATGAAGGTGGCGAAGGAATGAAGCGTATCCCCCTCAAGGATACGGAACGCTACACGTTGGAACGGTTCAAGCAGTGCAGGAAGACGGAACGTCATCTCGCGTGGCTGAAGAGCCGTAAGGCTGGTGTGGGCGGCAGTGACATGAGCACGATACTCGGCCTTAACGCTTTCAAGACGCCTTACGATTTGTGGCTGGAGAAGACGGGCCGCGTGGAACCGGAGGACATCTCCGACAAGTGGGCCGTCATTCGTGGCAATGCCTTGGAGAACGAGCTCAGGAAGCGTTTCCGTGCCAATCATCCGGAAATGCTGGTCACGGACGGTACAGACAAGCAGTTCATCAGCCGCGAAAAGCCCTATCTGCGCGCTTCCCTTGATGGCATCCTGCAAGGGGAGGACGGAAGTTTCGGAATCCTCGAAATCAAGACGGCGAGCAGCCGTCGAGCGGGGGACTGGCATGACGAGGACGGCAACCTCCGAATTCCACCTTACTATCTCGCTCAAGTCGAGTTCTATGCGCTCGTCACCGGATGGACGTGGGGCTACGTGTACGCGGCCATCGGAGACGACGAGCCGGTAGAAATCCCGTTCCAGGCCGACGTGGAGGACATGGCCGCGATAGACAAGGCCGCAGCCGACTTCTGGCATTTCGTCACCACCGGCACTCCACCGCAGTTGACCGGCGGTGACGTGCAGAAGGCGTTCCCGGAACCCACGCCGGACATCGTGGACGAAAGCGCCGACGATGACCTCTACGCCCTGCTCGCACGATACGAGAGCGCCATCAGAATGCTGAATGACCTGAAGGCCACTCAGAAGGCATTGCAGGAGCAGATCATCCTGCGCATCGGCTCGCATACGGGCGTGCGCTGCGGCAACCTGCAAGCCACCTACAAGCCGACGACCCGCAGGGAATACACCGTCAAAGCCGCCACATACCGCAAATTCGATTTCAAAGCCATCGAAGAAAAGGAGCAATAATCATGGGAGCAATCGCACAGCAGGCACAGGGACAGCAGTTGCAGCCGCTCAACCCGAGGGGCAAGCTCAAGCAGCTTGTGGAGCATTCATGGCCGCAGATCGCACGTGTCATCGGCGGCAACCTCGACAGCGAGGCATTGTTGCAGATGTGCATCAGCAGCATCAACCGCACGCCGGCATTGGCGGAATGCACGCCGGTCAGCGTCCTTTCCTGCTTCATGCAGTGCGCCGCCCTGGGCTTGCGCCCGTCCGACGTTGATGGCTTGGGACAGGCGTACATCCTTCCCTACGGCAACAAGAATTATGCGAACGGGGAGAAGCAGGCCACGTTCGTCATCGGCTACAAGGGAATGTTGAAGCTGTTGGAGAACAGTGGAATCTACGCGCAGCCGAGAGCCGTCTACGAGGATGACAACATCAAGCTGAAGCTTGACGAGAACGGAGTGCCGACCATCGAATGCCCCGACGAGGTGAACGTGGACGCCGACCACAGTGAGGACAAGCTGAAATTCGTGTATCTCAGCGTCCAGTTGCCGAACGGCGGACGATACGCCGACTACATGTCGAAACGCGATCTGCTTGAATACCGCGAGAAGTACGCGCCACGCAACCGCAGCCGTCAGATCACCGGACCGTGGGTGAAGAACTTCGTGGAGATGGCGAAGAAGACCATCATCCGTCGCAGTTTCAAGTACATGCCGGTCAGCATCGAAGCGAAGAAGGCCGCGAGCGTTGACGAAACCACGCCGGATTACAGCGACGTGTTCCAACCGGTAATCACCTCCGATGCGACTGATGACGTGACCGCCGAGGTCATGGAAGCGGACATGCCGGAGGATACCGAAGCCGACGTGAAGGAGGCCGAGTGATGGCAGCGGAGAAGACCGATGCCGCGATGATCCTAAATCGGCTCAGGATGGCGCGTGAGCTTGAAGATGAGTGTCTGAATCAGCTTGTCGATGCCGAGCCCGACGAGGACGGCATCTACCGTGACGCGCAAGGCGAATTATGGGTGCACTGCGCCGATGTGTGGAAGCAGCTTTTGTTCGACTATGACGCAAGAGCCCTCGATTTGGGCTGTGACAGGACTTGGGAGTCTCTTTTGAACTGCGATCCGATTGAAAGAATGCCGTTTCGTTTCATCACGCCGCTTACCGAGGAAAAGGAGAACTTCTGATGGCCGGAGAAACCGTTATCACGATCGTCGGCAACCTTACCGCCGATCCGGAATTGCGCACGACCCGCAATGGCGGCACGGTGGCGAATTTCAGCATCGCAGCCACACCGCGCGTTTTCGACAAGCAGTCGAACCAGTGGATTGACGGTGATGCGTTGTTCCTCCGCTGTTCCGCCTGGCGTGACCTCGCCACTCATTGCGCGCAGAGCCTCGCAAAGGGTATGCGTGTGATCGCGCAGGGTCGTTTGCAGCAGCGCTCCTATCAGGCGCAGGACGGTTCCAACCGCACGGTTATCGAGCTTCAGGTCGATGAGATCGGCCCATCGCTCAAGTATGCGACGGCGCAGGTGCAGAAGATGCAGTCAGGCGGATACCAGGGCGGCAACACCAATGGTGGTTTCGGCGGGAATGGCTATCAGCAGCCGCAGCAGGCACAGCAGCAGCCGCAGGGAGCCGACCCGTGGGCTGCGCCAGCAGAGCCTGAATTCTGATGGAATGGATCGAACCGCCGGACGTGGAACCGGTATGTCCCAGGCATGGGTGCGCGCTGTATCCGGCGCGCCCCATCCCATGCCCCGAATGTGAAATCGAAGCCGAGGAAGAGGAGGAATGATGCAGGAATTCGTCGTGGACATTCCACGGGACGAATGGTGGACGCAAAACCGTCGCGGCCACTGGCGAGTGAAATTCACGCACACAAGCGCAGTCAAACAGCGTGCCATGGCATTCGCCAGATTCTGGCTCCAAAACGGCCACCACAGGCCACAACACTTCCCAGTGCACGTCACCGCGATCATCCACCCATTGACCCACGGGCGCTTCGACCCGGAGAACGCGGCGCCCATGGTCAAAGCCATCCTTGACGCGCTCACCGATACCGGCTTCTGGCCCGACGATGACTCAAAACACATCATCGGCCCCGACTACCGAGGTGGAGAACCAAGCATCCGAAAAGGCTGGTACCGAATCACAATCCGAATCGAAGAGGAAGAACACTAACCATGGCTACGAACATAACCGAGAAAGACAAGACGCTCAACGAGATCATCGACTGGGCGAAAAGTCGCTGTCATGAAGCCGGACTTTCCAGATTCGATGTCCGCAGAAAGAGCGACCGAGACTTCTATGACGGCCAAGTTAACGCATTCCACGAAATGCTAGAGCTTTGCCGTTCCATGCTCGGCGACAGCGGCCACATGCCGTCCGAGGTGCCGAATCAAAGCGAGGAATGATGCCAAAAGATCGTGACGAAGCCCTGTACGAGTTCGCTCATTGGCTTAGCGAGAAGGGTCGTGAGGCTCGACAGGAACTGGCGTACAAGCAGTACACGCCATGGATTGATGACGTGGCTCTTGGCCGTCTCGAAGCATACGACGAGGCATACAAGCATTGCAGGGAGATGCTAGGCAATGCCGACTCGATATTCTCCCCGAAATTCGACAAGAAGACCGACCAAAGCGAGGACACGGAATGAGCAGGGCTGAAACCACCGCCATGCTGTCCGAGCTGGTGGAGAAGCGTCTGAGGAATCAGACCGCGTTCTGGGCGAGCGAGGTCAACTTCGACCGCGGTACGCCTGACGAGCGGCGAGTGGACTACGTGGGCTTCAAGCCATTGAACGTCAACGGCGAACCGGTGCCCGCAAGCGTGGAGAAAGGCTGCTTCGGGTTCTACGAGGTGAAGTCGTGCATGGCTGACTTCACGAGCGGTAACGGTCTGACCTTCTATGGCGACCAGAACTATCTGGTCTGCACGAAGGAGCTGTGCGACGAGATCGTATGGCAGAAGATGGTGCCCGAGCGCGTGAACGCGATCCTTACCCCCGATTCGACCGGCTCGAAACTGATTCTCGGACACGTGCAGTCATACAACGACCTGTCATACCGGAGGCGTCCGGCAAGCGAAATCCTTTGGGCAATGGTCAAAGCGAACGGAAAGAGGACGAATTGAGCATCATGCTTGACGAGGCCAACGCTTACGAGCGTGGCATGGATGATGATTTGACTTTTCAGACGGTTCGGGAGCTTGCCGGTACAGCGTACATGGCCGGACGTTCCGCTCCACCGGCTGACGCCGAGGTCGAGGCCGTGGCGAAACGGCTCTGCTGGAACAGCTGCAAATGGGATGGCGTCGATAGCTACGCGGCGAAGGACGAGGATGACGCATGGAATTATGTCGGGGAGATTCCCGGCTTCCATGCGGAATATGTCAGACAGGCCAAGGAACTACTCGCACTGGCGCGGAAGGCGGCAAACGAATGAGCAAGACGATCAAGTATGTGGAATGCGCCCACTGCGGAGAGGTTGTCGGCACATATTACGTGACCTGCCCCTACTGCGGGTACAAGCTGGCCGCGCGCAAGCCGACAGGCATGGATCCGCTGTATGGCATGACCGACAGCGAATTCTACAAGCGATTCGGGAGCATGTGATGGAAGATGTTGGAATTCTTCCTTGGCCCCCCATCAAGCTTGGCGGAACTGGAAGAAGCTTTGGATTCGATGGAGCACAACGGAATCACAAGAGGAGATTAGGCGATGGCCAGACGTGGCTACGTGCAGCTCGTGAACGGCTTCTACGACAACGACAAGATACGTGACCTCGTGCGCATGGGCCGCGCCGATTCCGTTGGCGTGTATTGCATGGCCCTCTCGTTGTGCGGGGACAGGCTCACGGACGGTTTCGTACCACGTCGCGCCATGCTCTCCAACATCGGAGCGACACCGGAACAAGTGCAGGCGCTCGTTGACGAGGGAATGCTTGAAGAGGTGGAGGAAGGATGGCTGATCCACGACTACGCCGAGCATAACCGCACCAAAGAGCAGGTATTGCACGCCCGCGCCGACGCCAAGGAACGCAAAAGCAAATCCCGATGTCACAGCACTGTCACAGCAGTGTCACAGCGTGACATGCGTGTGACATCGGGACAAACACCAGAACACCAGAACACCAGAACACCAAAGAAAGAGAAAGAAGAATATTCTTCTTCTTTCTCCAAAGAAACCGGCGTGACTGAATTTGGCGATTCGTGGGATTGTCGCGAAGTCGCCAACAAGACCATAGCCGTGGAATATCCGAACCTCGACCTCGAATCCGCATGGTTCGCATTCGCAGGCCGCCACCAAGACGAAACACGCGCCATCGGTGATTGGACGCGCCTGTGGAAAGGCTGGTGCCAACGCCGCGCCAACATGAGCGGCATACCACCCTCGAAACGACATGTGCACACGTGGCAATGCGAACACGTGCTACAGGCGCTCGGACGCAACAAGGAAACCGCCACACCAGACCAACGAGCCTGCCAGATGGCGAAACAACTCAACAAGGAGAAATCATGAGACACAACGAACAGGTAACCATGTGCAGCTTGGAATGGTTGGAACACGAACGCCGCAAGGCATGGCGAGAAGGCTACGCCGCAGGCTGGAAAGACCAGGAATGCGACTTCCCGCCACACACAAGCGAAAACCCATACAAGGAAACCGTCAAATGAACCGCAACCCGTTTGAAATCGCGTTCGACAACGTATTGGCCGGTGCCGCCTATGCGTCGCAATCATCAGATTCGGCATCGGTCAAGGAGCAGCACATGGACAATGTCAACCACCCAAAGCATTACGAGAACGGCCCGTTCGAATGCATCGAACTGACCCGCCTGCTCAGTTTCGACTGGGGAAACGTGGTCAAATACTGCTACCGCTGGCATTCGAAGAACGGCGTCGAAGATCTGAGGAAAGCGTTCTGGTATGCGAAGGACGCGACCATGCGGGGGATGCAGTTCTACTGCGATCTGGATTGCGACGGCCCGCACGCGCGGCCACTGCTTGAGCATCTCGCCGAAATCAACTGGGCTGGCTTGTCGGACGTTTGGAAGGCTTTGGCATTCGGGCCACGGCAGAAAGTGCTGACGGTGCTGGTCAGGAAAATCGCGGAACTCGAAAACGAAAAGGACGGTGAGTGATGGGCGACTTGGACAAGGTTGAGAAAATTCTGATTGTCGTACTGGTGGTATCCCTCGCCGCAACGCTCTTCCTGATGGGATTAAGCATCTACTCGTACTGGTATGTGGGCACGCATCATGATTACGGCATGAAGACGGTCAGGACCGGCGACGTGACATGGGTCTGCCTGACCGACCATGGCACGACCATCGGCTGCGACACTGTGGAGGAGTACAAGTGAAGAAAATACTCGAAAACATGATCATCAAATGGCATCAGGCCGGATACGCGCTCGACGAGATCGCGCCGCTCGTGCCGCAAGTGCCGAAAGCGGAAGTCGCGGCGATCATTCACCAGTACGACAAGGAGACTCGACTTTGACCGACTGCCAGCACTGCCGCAAGCCCATGAAACCGGCGGCGGACAATCTGCTCTGCCAAACCTGCCGTGAAACCTACTGGCAGCTGATCCACCAGCTCGGACACATCCAGCTTCCGACCCTGCGAAGCATCATGCTCCGTCAGGCGCACATCGGCACCACAGGCCACACGCCAAACAAAGGCAACGCGCCACTGCCCATCGACACCCACGCACAGGACCTCATCGCCGAATCGGAAGCGTGGTTGGCTGAACAGGCAGGCAAAATACGCGCCGCATACGCCGCATACGACTGGCGGAAAGCATGGTATGCCATCATCAGCAACCGGCACACTATATTGAACATGCCGACCGCAGCAGACGACTACGCCAGCCTGCAACACATCATCCGACGCAACGAACAAGCACTGACACCAGAAGAAGCCATGGTCATCATCGGCACCTGCCCAAAATGCGGCTACCAAGCCACCAGCACGCCACAAGCCGAAACATGGACATGCCCAGACTGCAAATGGCAAGGCGGAGTCCAAGCCATCAAAGCCACCCGCGACAACAAACTCTGGCAACTCGAATACACTGGAAAACCAGTCGAAGTCGCACGATACCTCGCCAAAATGGACATCCACTGCACCAGCGACCAGATCCGCCAATGGCTCACCAGAGGCAAACTCCACGCCACGCCGACAAAACACAAAGGAGAGTACGTGTTCAACCTCGGAGAAATAACAGCCATGCTTGACTGTCACAATTAAAATGCTATACTGTCGTATGTTCGTAGAATGGTTCAGCCAGAAATGGTTGGACCATTCTTCATATTCAGCTGCAGTCGCTATAATCATCTCTGTCCGGCATGGAGCCACTAGCAACCCTTGGAGCCGTCGCACCGAAGGACGTCGACCATGGCGGCGACACCCGTTGTGTCGGTAGCCCATGAATCGGGTGTGGCCAGCTGGGGGACCTTCGCGGGAGACGTACCCCAGACATGCCGGACACTTCTTACCGATGTGGGGGATTGATGTACAAGGTATGCTCCACCTCCGGTTGCCCACACCTGGTCTCCTCCGGCTCGCTGTGCGACGAATGTAGGAAAGCCAAGGACAAGTGCCGGACACGAGGCCGCAATCCATACACGTCGAAAGCGCATCGCCTCGCACGCGCCCGCGTGCTGGCAAGGGATCCGCGGTGCGTCTGTCCCGGCGACGGGCCGGACGGATGCGGAAGGCACCATGGCCTATGCGGTGCCCCCAGCACCATAGCCGACCATTGGCCGATCGAACGCATCGAGCTCGTCGAAGCAGGCCTGGACCCCAACGACCCGCAACGCATGCGCGGTCTGTGCAAGCGCTGCCACGACAGCAAGACCGCGAGGACGAAACCTTCGGGCTTCAACAACAGACAAAACCTCAGCTGACGCACACAGGCTTCGGCATCAAAACAAAACATTCCATCGAAGCCAAGCCGACGACGCCAGCCGCTCACGTCGAATGACACGAAAGACGAAAGCGACCAAGTCTTTTCGATTCGATTCGCGACTCATCGCAGCAGCAAGCGAGTCAAACAAAAAACCGTTGCAAAACAAACGGAAGCAAACCGTCAAAACACCCACGGGGATACCCCCTAAAAGTTTGGGTAGCGGAACCGCCGGAGAGCTGTCTCCGAGGTGCGGAGAGTTCAAAAGTTTCAGAGGGGGCGGGCGAAAGGCCCTGCATCCCACAGCGAAGGAACGGCGCAAGGCCGTCCGACGATGGAGGAGCCATGCCAAGAGGAGGAAAACGCGTCAGGTCTGGCCCGATGCCAGATCCGTCGAGCGGTGCCAGCGAACGCAGGGGATACACCCTGCGCAGCCTGCCGAACACCGAATACAAGGGCCGTCCGCCGAAGTTCCCACTTCCGCCGTATGTGCTCCGTGATTTCGACAAGGACTCGCAGGAATGGGTCGAGGATAGGGCCGGTTCGGAATCGTGGAACGAGCGTGAGTCTGAGCTGTGGGGGCAGTTGTGGCGGCTGCCGCAGGCGCGCGCGTGGAAACAGCCACAGCTGAAGTATCTGCATTACCAGATCGCCTCGTATGTCCGCGAATGCGTGGTGTGCGAGAGCCCGTCGGCCAAGGCGGCTGACGTGGCTGTGAAGATCAGGCTCGAGGACCGGATAGGCCTGTCCGAGGCCGGATTGCAGGCGCTCGGCTGGAAGATCTCCGAGGACAACGTCGACATGGCCGCCCACGAGGTGCCGGCCACGGACGCGGAGGCATCCGAGAGCGGCATGGACACCAAGATCGTGCAGTTCCCGCGCCGTTTGAGGGCGTGACATGGCCGACGATTGGATCATCGACTTCCCAACGCTCGCAGACCTGCAGGATGCGTGGGTTCGGCGTCACGTGCGCCAGCCGGACGGTATTCTCCGCGGCAAGCCCTTCTGCTGGTCAGATTGGCAGTTCTGGTACGCCGCACACCGCTGGAGGGTGCGCGAGGGCGCGGAATTCATCCCGCCCGAAGAGGTCACGGTGGACAATCCACTGGTTCTCAACCAAGCCTTCCAATATCGTCTGACCGGCTGCATTGGCCCGCAGAAGACAGGCAAGGGGCCGACCGAGGCATCATGCGCCATCCTCGAAGCCTGCGGTCCGGTCGTGTTCGCCGGTTGGGCGAAGCCCGGCGACGTGTACCGCTGCTCCGACAACGGCTGCCCTTGCGGATGGGTCTACCATTACAATCCGGGCGAGCCGAAGGGCATGCGCCATCCATCGCCGCTGATACAGCTGACCGCGAACTCCGAGGACCAGGTGCGCAACGCCTACCGTCCATTGGTCGCCATGATCAGGCTTGGACCATTGAAGCAGCTGCTCAAGGTGCGCGAGGGGTTCATCCGCATCCTGCGTCCTGGAATCAATCTGGACGATGACGATCTTGACCTAGACCGCATCGATGTGGTGACGGCCTCGGCGACTTCACGCCTGGGCAATCCAATTTCGGATGCCGAGCAGGACGAGGCCGGCCTGTACACCAAGTCGAATGGCATGCTCGACGTTGCCGACACGCAACGCCGTGGCGCGGCTGGTATGGGTGGGCGCACGCACTTCTGGACAAACGCATACGATCCCGGCGAGAACTCCTACGCGCAACAGCAGTTCGAGACATCGGCATCAGATGTTTGGATCTTCTACCGCAACCCCGATTTGAACCCGGACCTGCGGCACAAGGACGGCACGCCATACAGCTTCAACAACCGGCGCGAACGTCGCCGGATCCTCGAATGGGTCTACGCCGGAAGCCCGTGGGTGCCTTTGGATTCCGTCGAGGCGGAGGCTGAGGCGCTGATGGAGAAGGATCCCGCGCAGGCGGAACGCTTCTTCGGCAACCGAATGGTGCAGGGCGGTGGAGCATGGCTCGATGATGGACTCTGGGAGAGCTGCTATGCAGGAACATGAGCTTTGGCTTGAGAACCCGCCGAAAGGCACCGAGGTGTGTCTTGGATTCGACGGATCTGAGAACGACGATTGGACGTGCATCAAGGCCGAGACGCGCGAGGGTTTTATCTTCACGCCACGGTACGGCGAGGATCGCCGTCCGACGATTTGGAATCCTAAAACGTGGGGAGGGCGCATTCCTCGCAGCGAGGTCAATGCCGCCATGGACGAGCTCAACGAACGATACAAGGTTATTCGCGCCTATTGCGATCCGGGTTTCCGCGACGAGGTGTCGTGGGAGTCGCAGATCGAGGCGTGGGACACGAGGTACGGTCCGAAGAAATTCATTCCCTGGGCGATGAGCGGGTCGAGCCGCATCACCGCGGTTTGGGAGGCGTTGAAACGCTTCGAATCCGACCTGCAGCATCATGCGATCGCGCATGACGGGTGTCCGATCACTATCACACACATGCGCAATGCGCGCAGATTCGCCAAATCGGGCGAGCGTTACGGTTTGGGCAAGCCGAAGCAGACAAGGAAAATCGATGCGGCTGTGACAAGCGTGCTCGCCCATGAGGCGGCTTGCGACGCGCGTGCCGCTGGCTGGGGCAGGAAACGCAAGGCGTACCTGCTTACAGGCTCCACCACGAGGGGGTTCTAGAGATGATTCGTACCGCCGATGACGTGAATCGCATGGCGAATCTGCTCGCTCTGAAGATCGAGAACCGTCGGCCGGACATCAGGAAGCATACGGATTATGTTCGCGGCAAACGCGGCACCTTGAAGTTCGCGTCCGACGAGTTCAAACGCTATATGGCCGACCGGTTCAGCGGCTTCGCCGACAACTGGTGTCTGCCGGTCGCGCAGGCACCGGTCGAGCGCATTCATTTCAGGGGATTCATTCCGTATGATGATCGCGAATTGGATTCGCATGTGATGCGGGTGTGGGAACGGAACGACTGCGACCGCAAACTGCAGGAGACGGCGCTGATGATGACCACGACCGGACGTGCGTTCGGCCTGGTCACGTCGATGCCGGACAACAGGGCGCGCATCAGCTTCGAGCATCCGGACAGCGCGGCAGTGCACTACGACCCGCTCACTGGCGAGGTCGATGCGGGGCTGCTGGTCCGATACGACGAGGAGCACGAGTTCGGCACTTTGCTGCTGCCGGACATGGTCTTCGATGTGGTGCGGGTTCGTGCGGGCGGCGACGATGAGAGGAATCGTCTGCCGCCCGGCGTGGATGGCTGGCGGTTCGTGCCGGACTCCGCGCGCGTGAATCCTCTCGGTCGAGTCCCGTTGGTTGAATTCCGCAATCAGATGCTTTTGGACGATCTGCCGATCAGCGATGTGGAGCAGGTCGAATCGATGCAGGACGCCGTCAACGTCTGCTGGGCGTATACGCTCAACGCCTTGGATTTCGCGTCCATGCCCGCGAGGGTGATCCTCGGCGGTGATTCGCTGTCCGAGCCGGTCTTCGATAAGGTTACCGGCGAGCAGGTAGGCGAACGCCCAGCGAACCTGGACAAGCAGGTCATGGAGCGCATCATGCAGATCACTGGCGATAATGTGTCGATTGGCGAGTGGACCGCCAGCAACCTGCAGGCTTTTCTGCCGATCATCCAGAAGGCCGTCGAGCACATCGCGGCAGAGACCCGCACTCCTGGCCATTATCTGCTGACGAACGCCGAGGTGCCGGCCACCGGCTACGAGGTCGCCGAAGCTGGATTGGTGAGCAAGACGCTGGAGCGCATCAGCTTCATGCGCCAGCCGGTGCGCGAACTGTGCGAGATGGCCATGATGCTCGAGGACGACGAGGAATCCGCCCGGATCCTCGATGATTCGAAGGTCGTGTTCGCCACACCGCAATACCGCAGCGAGGCATTGATGGCCGACGCGATGCTCAAATACAAGCAGCTCGGCTATCCATTGCAGTGGATAGCAGAGCAGATGGGCCAGAGCCCGGAGGACATCAAACGCATCATGCGCATGGTGGACGACGAGAGCCATGACCCTGAGATGGCCGAGATAGCCCGCAGCCTAAAGGTCGGAGGTGCATCTGATGACGGTGACGCTGGAGAGCCTGTCGGACAGCCGGAACACTTTGGCCAGACTATGCCTGCTGGCCGTGAGGGCGGCGGACAAGGCATGGAAGGGCGTGGATCCGCTGCGGGTGCGTGACAGTTGGAATCGGACAAACGTCGATTTCATCACGCTCTTCGCAGCCCTGCAGACGCGTGCGGCGAGCGATGCGATGGACTCGTCCACGTTGATGCTCGCAGAACAGGGCGATTACGTGCGTCCCGATGGCGGCATCGCGAATCCACTCGCCTTCGGGGCAGGTTTCGCGCCGAGCGGCATCGACCTCGAATCATATTTCGACATTCCGGTCACGCACACATTGTCGGCCATCAAATCAGGACTTGACCCGATAGACGCCATGCGGTCCGGACGCCGGACGCTCCGCCAGATGGCCATGCAGGCCATCGAGGACACATCCATCAGCGCGATGGGCGTCAGCATCACCCAGCGTTCCGGTGTCGGCTACGTGCGCGTCGAATCACCCGACTGCTGCCCACGATGCGCCATCCTCGCCGGAAAATACTTCCGGCATAGCCAGAACTTCCTGCGGCATCCGAAATGCCATGGAACGACCATCCCCTGCAAGGGCAGGGACAAGGCCGAGAAGCAAGGCTGGATCACTGATCCGATGGACCGCTTCAACCGCATGAGCGAGGCGGAGCAGGACAGGGTCTTCGGCCACTCCGACGCGCAGGCCATCAGGGACGGCGCCGACATCTACCAGGTCGTCAACGCGCACCGAGGCATGAGGCCGGTCGGACGCGGCAACATCAGTATGACCACATCCGAAGGCACCAGTCGATACGGCTGGAGCCGCATGATACGAAAATACGAATATGGCCAGAAGCAACGGCGCAGGCTCACGCCGGAAGGCATCTACAGCTTCAACCTCCCGCGCGAGCAGACCATCGAGCTGCTGAAACGCGAGGGCTACATCCTGCCGGACAAATGGCGAGAGCGGGTGCCGGAGCTTCGCCGCAGCCAATGGCTTCACAACAACGACTACCGCCAAGGGCGGCATGAGGAGCTGACCGCGGCGCAGAAGCGTCTGCTCAATGCGCGGCTCCGCTATGAGGCAGCTTTGGACGGCCGCAATCCCTACCAGTCTGGCAAGCCGGTCACGCCGGACGTGTTGGCAAAGGCCGAGAACTCGTATCGCCGGTGGCTCTCCAGCAACGGCGAAAAATACACCGAATGAAAGGAAACACCATGTCAGATGGACAGCAGCAGGATCCGAACACCAATGCCCAGGGCGCACAGGAGCCGCCAATCGACTGGCACGACAAGTTCCTCGGCCAGAAGAAGGTCAACACCGACCTCGAAGCGAAGCTCAAGGCCGCCCGTGAGAAGGCCGACCGAGTGGACGACCTTGAGAAGCAGGTGGCCGACTGGGAGCAGCGCGGCAAGGAATTCGACTCCGCGCAGGCTACCATCGCCGGTCTGCAGAAGCGGGTGCTCCAGGCGAACGTCACCGCCGCGGCGACCGGCAAGCTCATCAATCCAAGCGACGCATTGAAGCTCATCGACTTCTCCGACCTGACCGCGGACGATCAGGGAGGATACGACCAGCAGGCGATCGGCGAGAAGATCGACGCCCTGGTCACGGCACACCCGTATCTCGCGCAAGGCGGGAACAATGCTGGCCTGGCGGGAATCATCCCACCGTCGGGCGTCCGCGATGGCGATCATCAGACGGGACAGCTTACCAGGGACGATCTGAAGAACATGACCCCGAAGCAGATTGACGAGGCGCGCCGCAAGGGCCGTTTGAATGATCTGCTCGCAGGCCGCAGTAAGTAAGGAGGCCAGCAATGGCAATCACCAATTTCATCCCCGAGGTATGGTCCGCCGCCATCCTCGAAGCCCTGCGCGCGAAGCTCGTCTTCCCGAGCCTGTGCAACCGCGATTACGAGGGCGACATCCGTGAGGCCGGTGACACCGTGCACATCACCGGATACAACGACGTGACAGTGCGCGAGTACGTGCGCGGCAAAGCGATTACCGTCGATGACGTCACGGATAAGGAAGCCGCCGTGCTCAAGATCGACAAGTCCGACTATTTCGCTTTCAAGGTCAATGACCTCGACAAGACTCAGGCCAAGGCCGATCTGACCGGAAAGTTCACAAATTCCGCCGCCTACAACATGATGAAGAACGTGGAGAACTACATCTCCAATCTCATGGACGCGGCCGTCAGCACTCCGGCGAAGACCGTGGCCGTCGGCACCCCTGCAGACGCGTATCTCGCCGTCGTGGAAGCCGGACGCAAGCTCGATGTGCAGAACGTGCCCGACGAGGGCCGCTGGCTTGTCGTCAGCCCAGACTTCTACGCCTTGCTGCTGCAGGACTCCCGCTTCATCGAAGGCACCGAAGCGGGCCATAATACTCTGCTTAACGGCGTGGTCGGACAGGTGCGCGGCTTCACCGTAGTGAAGTCCAACAATGTGCCGCGCAAGTCCGCCAGTCCGGACACCCAGTCCATTCTCGCCGGCACGAACGCGGCCGTGACCTTCGCGCAGCAGGTCAGCAAGGTGGAGGCGATGCGCATGCAGACCGACTTCGCCGACATGGTGCGCGGCCTCGACCTGTACGGCGCCAAGGTCATCCGTCCAGAGTGCCTGACCAAGATCACACTGAACCTCTCCACCTCCACCGGTCGTTCCATGCAGGCTGCGACGGCCTCCGTCGTGAGCGATGCTACCGAAGACAGCGATGGTGAAGAGGCTGCTGCAGGCAAGAAGAGTGACAAGTAGTCGAGTCCGATGATTGGAGGCTGAAATGACCGCACTGGCCACCCTGGACGACCTGAAGCGTAACGGCATCGAAGTGACCGACGAGCAGACGGCATCCAGTCTGCTCGACTCGGTCTCCGAAGCCGTCCGCTCGGCCGCCGGGTGTCCGATCACGCTCGGCGAATGGACAGTGGACCTGCCAGGCGAACAATCCAGGAAACTCGACCTGCCATGCCGAGCGGTGCGCGACGTGTCCAAGGTACTCGTGGACGGGCAGTCCATCGATGATTGGAAACTCTTCGGCTCCTCTCTCTATCGGGAGGAGCCATGGAGCACCTTCGGCGGCATACCGTCGACCGTGACGGTCACCTTCCGCGGCGGCTGGGATCCGATACCGGCCGACATCGTCAGACTGGTCTGCTCGTATGTCGCCGCCGGATTGCATCAGCTCGCGGATGGTGGCCCCGGCGCCCACTCCGGCATCGCCTACGAGAGGCTTGATGACGCGCAGGTCGGATATACGCATGATGGCACCCAGATCGACGCGACCGAATTGCCGGAAGCGACCAGACGCAGCCTGCGCAATCGCTTCGGTGCGAACGTCAGTTCGATTGGAGTGTTCCGATGAGAATCAGTGCATCCTTTCTCGCAAAGGCCAGAGCCAACGCGGAATGCCTGATGACCGACCGATGCACCGTCACGCGCCCGGGCGAATCCGTGACGGATCCGGACACCGGACTGCCGACAACAGGCACCGAACATGTGTACGAAGGCAGCTGCAAGGTGCAGACCTCCGGTGGCCTTGCGTCGGAGAACGTGGAAGGCAGTGCGGCGCAGACGATGGGCGCCGTCTCGTTGGTCTGGTCTTTGTACGCGCATTTTCCCTACGGCACTCCAGGCCTTCGCGCCGGTGACGTGGTGGAAGTCACGGAATCCGCCAATCCGCTGCTCGTCGGCAGGCGGCTCAGGCTCGTCTCACCTCAAAGCGAGAAGACGCACGCCACCGCCTGCCGTTGGAACGTGAAGGAGGACTCATGAGTGGACTGTTCGACGCTTCGCAGTTGACGGCCTTCGGCGATGCGCTGCTCGCCAGGGGAGTGGCTCGCCGCGCCTTGATCTCCGCGTCGGTGAAGAAGGGCGCGCAGAACGTCAAGAACTCGATTCGCGATGACCTGAACGGTTCCGGCAATGCCGCATTCAGGCGTATCCCGATCAGCTACACGCTGCAGGAATCCGCTGGGCGTATCACCGCCGAGATAGGCCCCACCAAGGGCGGAGCGGGTTCGCTCGCCAACATCGCGTTCTTCGGCACCGCGAGGGGCGGTGGAACGCACCGGTTCTACGAGCATGGCGAGGAAGAATTGCCGAAGCTTGCGGAATACGTGGCTCGTGCCGCCGTGGAGGTGGTCTGAATGAAGTCGATCATGACGTTGACCGCCACGATCCTCGACCATATCCCGAAGCCGGCGACGGGCTGGGCCGTGTACCGGCAGACGGCGCCTAAGCCTACGGAGAAGCCACCGTGGGTGATCGAAACGGTCACGACAAACGGTCATATCGTCGGCGAAACGCAGCATGTGCATTGCGGCATCGGCACTTTGACGGTGCGCATCGTGAGCACTACGGCCGATTCCGTCAACGTGCTGGCCGATGACCTCATGATTCCAGGGCTCGCTGGCAAACGGTTCATCGCGCAGGGTTTCGACACCGGCTGTCTGACGCTGTTCTCCGATTCCGGCGCATATGCGGCCGGACTCACCGCAGAGGACACGGCGCTGCTTTACCAGTGCCGTCTTCTTACTTTCAAATTCAACTGGTCACGCATGTGACCCCAAATATTTAAGGAGGAGTCATGGTTTTGACTCTGGGAACCGAAGTTCCTTCCACACCGGCGGACGGTCTGGTCAACACGATCTGGGTGCCGTCCATCAAAAACATCCAGAAGCCGACCGCCGCCGAGATCAACGCAGGCACCGACCTGTCCAACTACGTCACCTTAGGCGGGTGGAGCTGCACTCCGTCGCAGGAGTCCATCTCCGACCAGCGCGAGAACAGCGCGCAGGATTACGAGAATCCCGGACGCAAAAAGATCAGTGGCCCGAACGTCGAGGTCATCGACAACACCAACACTTCTCATTCCACGCAGAACGCGGCCATGGAGACTTTGATCGAGGGCGCGGAAGGCTATTTCGTGCGTCGCTACGGCAAGCAGACGGATAAGACTTTTGTCGCCGGCGACATTGTGAACGTGTACGCGGTCCGCATCGGCATGAGCGCCAAGATGGCGATCGCCGCGAACAGCGTCCTGCGCAGCAAGGTCAATTTCTCCGTCCGCGCTCCCGGCTGGGCGGAGAACGTGAAGGTCGCCTGATTGATTCTTCCCGCACCGGACTTTCGTTCCCTTTCGCCGGTGCGGGACCCTCTTTTTCTCTTTTCCGGCAAAGGAACATGAATATTAGAGCGAAGGAACAACAATGCTTAAAGTCACCAGACGCACGCGCGAGGTCGATATCATCCTCAACCAGCAGACCGCCGAGGACATCGCCAGATTGGGTGATGCGCTGGCCGAGGAGACCACGCGCGAACAAATCACGGAGGCTGGGACGAACCGGCAGGCGAAGGCCACCGCGCGGCGCATCGAAGAGCTGCGCGAACAGGCGGATGCGGAGACGTTGAAGCTCACGTTGCGGGCATTGCCGGTAAGCAAGTGGGCGCAGGCATTGGCCGCGCACCGCAATGACAACGGCACGAACGACATGTTCGGCACCGCCGCCGCGGCATTGCCGCTCATGCTTGATTCCGCGACCATCGGCGGCAAGCCGGTGGCCGACGAGGACAAGACCGAACAGGCGTGGCGCAATCTGTTCGACGAACTCACCGATGGCCAGTTCACGCCGATCTGGCAGGCCATCGCCGAACTGAACGGCACCGCAGCGGACCCAAAAGCGGCATTCGACCTCGCCTCGCAGGTTCTCCGCAACTAGTCGAGGATCTTAAGATCTGCCGCCAGCTCGGCATCTCTTATAAGCGTTTCATGGGCTGGCGTCCGAGTGAGGGCGATGAGGTCGAATGGGATGAGACGGAACGTAATTGGATGCGCTCGCTGGCTGAATACGAACGGTCATTGTGCCCCATGTGCGGTTTGCCTCGCTCGATCTGCCAAGACCCGAAGGGTGAACTTACATTGCATGCCGAAACCAGCGTCTGCTGGGCCACTGCGCACATGCAGCAGGCCATGAAACGTTGGACTGATGCGAATGGCATGGACAATCCGGCCGCGAACGCGCTGACCGCGCACCTGACCTGCTGACATTTTTAGGAGGATGTCTTGGCTGAGAACAAGAACATCGTCATCCGGTTGATGGCGGACACAGCCTCATATGAGGCGGCGATGACCCGCGCCGGAAGCACCGCGAAAACGGTCGCATCCGGCATGGAGAACACCGGCCGCAAGTCCGCGCTAATCGCCAGCGGCATGACCGCCGCAGGACTGGCCGTGGCCGCGTTCGGCGTGGCCGCGGTGAAGATGGCCGCAGACTTCGACCAGCAGATGAGCACCGTGCAGGCGAACACCGGCGCGACCAGCGCCCAAATGGACCAGCTGCGTGCCGCCGCCATCGAAGCAGGAGCTTCCACGGTTTATTCCGCTTCGGATTCCGCCGACGCGATCAACGATCTCGGCAAGGCCGGCATGAGCGTCACGGATATTCTCACCGGCGGCTTGACCGGCGCTTTGAATCTGGCCGCGTCCGATGGAATGGCCGTTGGGGATGCCGCCGAATACATGGCCAACGCGTTGAGCATGTTCCACCTGAAGGGGTCTCAGGCTTCCCAAGTGGCCGATACTTTGGCGGCTGGCGCAGGCAAGGCCGTCGGCAATGTCTCCGATTTCGGCGAGGCATTGAACAATTGCGGCGCCCAGGCTAACAGTTTCGGCATGAACGTGCAGGAGACCACCGGCGTACTGGCCCTGTTCGCACAGAACGGCACCATCGGAGCTGAGGCAGGCACCCAGCTGAACAGCATGCTGATGAAACTGGCCGCGCCGTCTACCGAAGCCGCCAATACGATGAAGGAATTGGGCATCAGCGCATATGACGCTCAAGGCCATTTCGTCGGCATGGCGAACTTCGCCGGACAACTGCAGAAGGCCGAAAAAGGCTTGACCGACGAGCAGCGCAACCAGGCGAACGCGACCATCTTCGGAAGCTACGCGATCAAGGCCGCGAATTATCTT